CTTAAAATATAAAACCTATATGGAAATAAAAAGTTTGTTGGAGACAGTAGGTTAGGATGGTTCACGAGCCCTGTTAAAATAAATAAACAAAATGGTCGCACTCCCAGTTTTCGGTAAGTCGTCGAGTGCACGAGCTCTTGCAAGCTATAATGAAAATGCCTCTTTCCAAGTGTCATATAATCTTAAAAGACACCCAATATATGAAGAACATCTCAGAATAATAACTGAAAAACAAGTAACACCTCAGTTATGGGAAGAGTGGAATCCTTTTAATATGTTTAAGAAAGCAAATACTATGTTATCTGAAATTGAGAACCGTAACATGTTGGCAGAAATTAATCAAACATCCGAATCTTTAAATATTGCAGCACAGCATGTAACATCAATCACTGAGCGTATATCTGAAGCTTGGGATAGGTTCTCAACACAATCAATTAGTCATTCTTATTTCGACTCATCAAAATTAATATTGCCCGCAATGGCCGCCAAGATCGGTATTCATTTATATCGTTTTATTACCGCTAGCGGCTGGTTCGATCGTATTTTAACAATGCTAGAAATATTCGTTGACTTCTTTATAGACAAACAGATTATAACAACAATCTTTAATGAAGCTCTTTCAGCTTTAAACCCTGCCCAGTCACAAGTTGAAGATGGGGAACGTGTTGTCACACCACAATTTGGTGGAGCGGAAGCTACCCAAGGCGTGCAGGCATTATGTTCAGCGTTGGTTTCCATCGGAGGGGCTATCACACTTGGATCAATACCTACCAAGTCTGATAAGTTGAAAGTCTTCAAGCAGTTTGCCACACAAATGTCGGATATGACTAAAATCGGTAACGGTTTTCGTTCTATGCAATATTTGTTTAAAGAAGCAGTGAATTTCGTTCAAAACGTTATCGGGTTTTTCTTCAATCAAAAACATCCCGATGTTGTTGCAATGGAAATATTAGAGAAAGAATGCGACGGAATTGCAAAATGGTCTCAAGAAGTCCAAAAGGTTTCATCTCCAACTTTAAACCTAAGATTTGGATACGATCAAGATCTTCGTGATAGTGTATATAAATTAGCAGACGAAGGAGACCAGTTTTATGACAAAATTCGACGAATTAAATTGCCAAACACTATCAATCAGGCAATGTTCATGACCACATATAATCAACTTCATAAAACTATTAAGGCTATGGAAAAGATACCCTTCAATGTTCCATTTAGAGACGATCCGTTTAATATTTGGATGGGAGGAGGCCCCAATACTCAAAAATCATATTGTATGAATCGTATTGTCGAAGCATTGGCAGTAGATCAGGGTGCTCCTAAGCACAATCGGTTATATATTCGACAAACCGATGAAGCCTTTTGGCCTGACTACACTGGACAATTTGCCGTTGGTATTGATGATTTTGGTCAATCACGTGACACTGTCAAATGTAATCCATGGGCTGAATTTATCTGTTTAAAATCAAACGCAGCAAAATCAGTTCAAATGGCAGCAGTCGACGAAAAAGGACGCATGTTTACATCAAAGGTTATCTTCATAACATCTAACCTCATGTATCCTAAACCAGTGGAAATTTCCTCACATCCTGCATTATGGCGAAGGAGAAATATTTTAGTAGAAGTCTTTTCAACAAAAGATCCAACACTCGAATATGTGGCTCCTGGCGATCTATCTCATCTCACATTTCATGTATTAGATCCCCTCACACAAGGTGTCAAGTATGGTGAATTCAATTTTGATGAATTCCTAATGTATTGTCGCGTAAAGTGTAAACGTTATTTAGAAGTGCAACGCAACCTTGTGCTTGAAAATTCAAAATATTGTGACAATATAGTTCCTTTAGATCAGATTCCATTACTGACACCTCAATATCTTAATGACATAATGAA